TCATACTCTAGCCATGGAGACGATTCTCCTGAGTCGGCTGGATTTACCATTAGTACTGTAACGGAACTCGAAACTAATCAAGCAGCTCTTAATACACTTGGCGCGCACGTTGTTGCTCGCTGTGCTGGTGCACTTGGTAACTCACTCAGGGTTCACGTTGTTAATGAAGAAAACTATGACTCTCAACCCGCAAGCGTTCGAGGTTCATTACAGTTCAAACCTGGGACAAGCGATTTTGCATTGGATCTCACGGGAGGAACTGCCATTAACGATGAAGTATCGATTGTAGTTGTTGACAATGGCGGCCTATTTTCAGGGATTCAAGGAGAAATTCTTGAAGTTCACGAAGGCCTTTCCATTGCACGTAATGCTAAAAACCAATTTGGCGAATCTAACTATTGGGCAGATTTTGTTAATACTAATTCCTCACTTATCTTTGGTGTTAAGGATACATCAACTGATCCAGAGATTACTTCAGTTTCCACAGACCTTGGAGCAATCTCTTGGCTTGGAGACGACAGCCCAGGCGAAACATACGTAGACCTTGCAGGCGGTGCTGATGCATCCAGCTTTACAAATGCTACGGTTGTAACCGCACTTGAGCTGTTTGAAGATTCAGAAACAATCGAGATCAACCTGCTCTTCGCTTTTGAAGATAGCGGTGGTGAATCTGACGCTAAAGTCAAAACCATTGCTGACAGCCGTAAAGATCTTGTTGGATTTATCTCTGCTCCTCTTGCAGTTAAGGATTTAACATCCGACTCCGCTAAGAAGAGCGCAATCACAACGCACTTTGATGCTATTAGTTCTAGTAGCTACATTGTGTTTGATAGCACTCCTGCTTATGTTTATAATAAGTATCGCGACGCATTCGCATTCATTCAGCTTCATGGCCACATTGCTGGTCTGTGTGCAGCTACTGACGATGTTGCCGATACTTGGTTCTCTCCTGCTGGTTTTAACCGCGGTCAACTTCGAGGTGTTACACGTCTTGCGTATAACCCTAAGAAAGCAGATCGTGACGAACTTTACCAAAAGCGAATCAACCCTGTTGTTACCATTCCTGGGCAAGGCACGGTTCTCTTCGGTGATAAGACCGCTTTAACCAAGCCTAGCGCGTTTGATCGCATTAACGTTCGCCGTCTCTTTATTACTATCGAGAAAGCGATTGCTACTGCAAGTAAGTTCCAACTGTTTGAACTTAACGATACATTCACACGCTCTACTTTCCGTAACGCTATTGAGCCATTCCTTCGGGATGTTCAAGGCCGGAGAGGTATTACTGACTTCCGCGTTGTTTGCGATGAAAGTAATAATGGCAGTGCGGTAGTTGATGCGAATCGTTTCGTGGCTGATATCTTTATCAAGCCTACACGTTCGATTAACTTTGTAACGCTGAATTTCGTTGCTACTAGAACTGGTATATCTTTCGAGGAATTAATCGGAAGATAAGCAATAAGGATATAAATAACAACAAATAGTTAGGATAAAAAATTATGGCTACTACCAACACAGGTATTTCAAAATTCAAATCAAACTTCCGCGGTGGGGCTCGACCCAACCTGTTTGAGTGCAGGGTTACATTCCCTGATAACAATCAGGCTTTGCGAGAGCAATCTCGATTTTTGATTAAAGCAACAAGCGGTATTCCTGCTAGCAACATTGGACAGATTGAAGTTCCCTTTAGAGGAAGAAATCTTAAAATTGCTGGTGATATGGCTTTTGCTGACGCTTGGACAATTACTGTTATTAACGACGTTGACTTTAACCTTCGCGATGCGTTTGAAGGTTGGGTGAATCGTATTAATAACCACGAAGCTAACGTTAGTGATGACGCTATTTTCGGCCAACACTTGGGCTACATGCGAAACATGGAAATGGTTCAACTTGACCGAGACGGTGACGAGAATGGTATTAAAACATACACCTTCGTTGACGCGTTTCCAACAGCTGTAAGCGGGATTGAACTTGCTGCTGATTCAAATGATGCCATTGAGGAGTTTACCGTTGACTTCCAGTACCAATACTGGACGGCTGAAGGAGTAACTTCTTAATAAATCATTCAGTGTAAAAATTAAAACAGTTATCTCGGGGGGTGTATTCCTCCCGAGATAATTTAATGTATATATAAATCTATATGAAGATATTCGGACTTGACATTTCTCGCGCAATAAAAGAAATTGATGACGCTCCAGAAGAAAAAAAGGTATCGTCTTTTGCGCCTCCTATTGAAACGGACGGAAGTCAGGTCATTTCAGGAAATAGTACAAGTGGTTACTATGGACAAACACTTGACCTTGACGATGTAAGCGTTGGTAACGAACGAGACGCTATTCTTAAATATCGTCAAGCAGCATCTCAACCTGAATGCGATAACGCTATTTCTGATATTATTAACGGGGCTATTGTTGCAGATAATGCAGGTACCCCAGTTAATCTCGATACCGATGCGCTTGACGTTCCTGATAACGTTAAAGATTTGATTCGAGAAGAATTTCAAACCGTTTGTAAACTTCTTTCTTTTAACTTCAACGGCCACGATATTTTCCGCCGGTGGTACATTGACGGTAAACTTTATTACCATCTTCTTATTGATCCTGATAATATCAAAAAAGGTATTCAGGAAGTAAGAATGATTGACCCGCTGAAGATTAAAAAGATTAAAGAAATTAAAACCAAAACTGATCCAGATAATCAGGTTAAAACACATTACGTTGCAAGGGAATACTTTCTTTATAGCGACAATTTAGGATCAAGTACAAACGCAATTAAAATTGATCCAACAAGTATTGTTTATGTTCCAAGTGGTAACCTAGATGATACAGGTAAGTATGCCATTTCTTACCTTCACAAAAGCGTTAAGCTTGTAAACCAACTTCGTATCATGGAAGATGCGTTGGTTATTTACCGTATCTCACGAGCACCTGAACGCCGAATCTTTTACATTGATATTGGTAACCTTCCAAAGGGTAAAGCTGAACAATATGTTCAGGGTATCATGAGCAAGTATCGAAACAAACTTGTTTACGATGCAACAAACGGTGAAGTTAAAGATGACCGTAAAGCAATGAGTATGCTGGAAGACTTTTGGCTTCCACGACGAGAAGGCGGACGTGGAACTGAAATCCAAACTCTCCCTGGCGGTGAAAACCTTAGTCAGATTGACGATGTTATCTTCTTCCAAAAGAAACTTTATCGCTCTTTAAATGTTCCTGTTGGTCGTCTTGATGTTGAAGGCGCGCAGTATACCGTTGGACGAGCAAGTGAGATTAGCAGAGAAGAAGTTAAATTCCAGAAGTTTATTAACCGTTTAAGAAAGAAGTTCTCTCTTCTTTTTATTGAAATGCTCAAGGTACAATGCTTGTTGAAAAACATTTGTACTGAATCCGAATGGCCTGAGATTCGTGAAGCCATATCGGTGGACTATATTGAAGATAACTTCTTTTCAGAGCTCAAGGACTTTGAGATCCTTGGTGAAAGACTTAATATGCTTGATCAAATTCAACCGCATATTGGAAAATATTACTCCAATAAGTGGGTAAGAAGTAACGTTCTTAATATGTCTGAAGAAGATGTTGAAAGAATGGAAGCAGAGATTGCTGACGAACCTGCAGAAGAGGAAGACGACGATCTGTTTTAAATAAAAAATATGTAACATTCTAAATGCTTAAAACCCTAAACAATATAAATAACAACATGGCCGATATTAAAAAATTAATCACATCACTAGCGATGGGTGATAAAGATGAAGCTTCTTCAGTCTTTAATAACCTGATGCGTGATAAAGTTAAAAGCGCTGTTGATACCAAAACGGTGGAAGTTGCTGATAAGGTTTATAACGATAAAGAAAGCAGTATTAACGAAAGTACGCTTTCCGAAGAAGACCTTGAAGATTCTCTTTATGAAATGGCTATTGACGGTATTCTCGAAGATGAAACCGTTAATATCTCTGAGATGTCCGATGAAGAAATCGAAAAGATTCTTGAAGATAGGTTTAATACATTGAGTGAAAGGGAGGGCCTGCTTAAAAAGATTGGTAAAGGAATTGCATCACGCGTTACCGTTTCAGGTCGCGCTGACCGAGCTGCGAAGAAGGCAGCGAAGGGTGATAAAAAAATGGCTGATCGTGCAAAACTGTTAAAGGCTAAGTTGACAATAAAAGCTCAAAAGGCTCTTCGTAAAGCTCAAAAGGCGGCCAAGCGAGCAGGTAAAACTGTTCCAAGAAGCTATGAAGATGCTGGTATCACTCCTCCAGAGATTGCATACAAGCAGGCCATTGCAAAAGCCAAAGCTAAAGTAGAACAATAAAATTTAAAACCAAATCAAAAACAAATGAGTGATTTCCATAAATCCTATGACAGTTTAGCTCAAGCTGCTGAAGCGATATTTAATCGTAAAGAAGAAGAAGCTGAAGTAATTGAATCCGCTGAAGAACTTGAAGCGGTTGAAGAAACGATTGAAGAATCTGCTGAAGTTACCATTTCTGTAGATTTTGCAACTCTGCTAACCGAGCTTCGCGCTGGTAGAGGTAAAACAACAATCGATGCAGATTACATCGGTGATCGTTATTTTACAAACGTTTCTCAGCGCCGATACAATCTTAAGATTAAACCAACTAGTAGATCAACGGCTGACATCACTGGTGAAAAGAAAGACATTATTGCATTCTTACAAGCAGATGATTACGGACTGGAAGACGAAGATATTAAAGATCTTTTTCCAGAGCTGTTGCGTTAATCGTTAAAGAAGAAGTTAATTACGAAACACCACTATGAAACTTATTACCGAACATTTAGAAGATCTACAATATATCACCGAAGAAACAAATGGTAAAAAGGAAACCTTTATTGAAGGTATCTTTATGCAGGCTGATAAGTTAAACCGTAATAAAAGGGTTTATCCAAAGCCAACATTGGAAGCTGCTGTTGCACGCTATGATAAAGATTATGTGAAAACAGGTCGTGCTGTGGGTGAACTTAACCATCCCGAAGGACCTACAATTAATCTTGATAAGGTATCCCATCGCATTACCGAACTTAATTGGAGCGGATCAAATGTAATGGGTAAAGCGCTTATTCTTGATACTCCAATGGGAAGTATTACAAAAGGTCTTCTTGAGGGTGGATGCCAACTTGGTGTTAGCTCACGCGGTATGGGTTCGGTATCAAATAAAGATGGTGTAACAACTGTTAATAAAGACTTTATTCTTGCAACGGTGGATATCGTTCAAGATCCTAGTGCACCTTCCGCCTTTGTTGACGGAATCATGGAAGGTGTTGAATACTTTTTTGAAGGAAACGAAATTGTTTCCCGCGCGGCTGAAGAAGCTAAAGCTGAAATGGACAAGCTTACTGCCGCCAAACTAACTGCTTTACAAGAAAGCTTGTTTACAGATTTCTTGAAGAAGATATCGTAAAGAATTTTTACATTATGGATGTTGTGATTATAACATGGGAAATTAATGACTAATATGAGACTGGGTGTTATACCCCTCTCCAAACAAAATAGAAAACAACATGGAAAACACAGATAACCAAGAAGATATTATCGAGGATATCGTTGAGTCCGACTTGCTTTCTCTGGAACAAGGAGAGGTGGAGGAATCCGTCTCAGAAAACGTAGAAGAGATTGAAGAAGGCAAAAAGAAAGTTGCTGCTGAAGCTTCTGAATTGAAAAAGGCGAAAGCCAATGAAGGTGCTCATGAAGATGAGGAAGACGTTGCCGCTGGTGACGACAGTCCTTCTGAAGAAGATGAAGATGAAGACGCTGAAGCCGTAACCGAAGCTGCTCATGGTGGTGAAGATCACGATGAGGAAGAAAAATCCGAAGGTGCACACGAAGAAGAACCAGAGATGGTGAACGCGGGTAAGCACGCTGAGGGTGAAGATGATGCTGATTCTTACCTTAAAGCTCGCCGTGAAAAGCGGAAGGGCGAAAAGGGTGCTGCTGCAAAGCAGGATCTTGTTACTGGTAAGGCAGTGAAAGAAGAAACTGAAGAAACTGAAGAAGTGGTTGAAGCAACTGAAGAAGTTGAAGAAACTGCAGAAGTGGTTGAAGAAGTTGAAGAAGTCATCGCTTCTGAAGACCTTACTCGTCTTGTTGAAGATGAAGAAGGTTTAACACCAGAATTCAAGGCTAAGGCTGCTCTTATTTTTGAAGCTGAGGTTCGTACCAAAGTTGAAGAAACCAAGACACAACTTGAGTCTGAATATGAAGCCAAGCTTAATGAAGAAGTTGAAACGATTAATGAGACACTCACTAATCAGGTTGACGCTTATCTGACTTATGCTGTTGAAGAATGGATTAACGAAAATGAAGTTGCTATTGAAACTTCTCTTCGCACTTCCATTGCGGAAAACTTCATGAATTCTCTTAAGACGTTATTCGTAGAGAACTACGTTGAAGTTCCTGAGAGCAAGGTAAATCTCTTTGATAGTCTCGAAGAAGAAACCGCGCAACTTAGGGAAGAACTTGAAAAGGCTAATAACATTGCTGATTCTCTTGCTGATCGTGTTGACGATCTCAGCCGTGAGAAGATCCTTGCTGAAGCTACTAAAGATCTTGCTGAAACCCAGGCCGCCAAGCTTCTTAAGCTTGCCGAAGGAGTTGATTACGACGAGGATTTCACAAAGAATGTGGAAACCTTGAAGAAGTTTTACTTCTCTGGAGACAGCGAAACTATTACAGAAGAGTCTCAGGAAACTGAAGACGAACCTGTTGAAACCATTGTTGAAGGTGCAGATGTTGAGGAGAAATCCGAAGAACCTGTTCTTGATAAAACAATGGCTGCTTATATGGAAACACTTGGGCGCCTCGAAAAGAGTGCTACCTAATTACATTTCCCAATTATAACTTATAACATCATATAAAAAAATGTTTAAATCCGAAGAACTCGAAAAGAAGTGGCAGCCCATTTTGGAATCTGCCGACGCTCCTGCTTTCGTGGACAACTACCGTAAGTCCGTGACTGCAGTCCTCCTTGAAAACCAAGAAATCGCTGCTCGTGAAACAGCTGCCCAGGCTAACTTCCTCACAGAGGACCAAACGCTTACTGGTGCTGTTGCTAAGTGGGATCCCGTTCTGGTTTCCCTCGTTCGCCGTGCAATGCCTGCTCTTGTCGCATACGACATCGCTGGTGTTCAGCCTATGACTGGTCCTACTGGTCTCATCTTTGCGATGAAGGCTCGTTACGGTGGTCAGGATTCTCCTGATAACGCAGTTATCGACACTGATGACGACGAAGCACTGTTTGACACAATTCTTGATAACCACTCTGGTGCAGGATCTGCTGGATCCGGTACAGGTATCGCTACTGCAACTGCTGAAGCTGCTGAGCCTGCCGACATGGGTTTCACTATCGAGAAGCAAACTGTTGAAGCTAAGACTCGTCAACTCCAAGCTGAGTACACAATGGAACTCGCACAGGATCTTAAGTCCGTTCACGGTCTTGATGCTGAAGCTGAACTCGCAAACATTCTCTCTACTGAGATTCTTGCTGAGATCAACCGCGAAGTTATCGCTAAGATCAACTCCGAGGCTATCCACGGTGCTGCTCAAGGTGCAACTCCTGGTACATTCGATCTTGACACCGACGCTGATGGCCGGTGGGCAGTTGAGAAGTTTAAGTCTCTTCTCTTCCAGATCGAACTCGAAGCGAACAACATCGCTAAGGGAACTCGCCGTGGTAAGGGTAACTACGTGCTTGTAACAAGTAACGTTGCTTCTGCTCTTGCAGCTGCTGGTGTTCTTGATTACACACCTGCTCTTAGTACTGATCTTAACGTGGACGACACTGGTAATACCTTCGCAGGTCTTATCAACGGACGCCTTAAGGTTTACGTCGATCCTTTCCAGAACACTGACTACGCTACTGTTGGTTACAAAGGTTCAAATGCTTACGATGCTGGTATTTTCTACTGCCCATACGTTCCTCTTACGATGGTGCGTGCAGTTGCTGAAAATACATTCCAGCCGAAGATCGGTTTCAAGACTCGCTATGGTCTTGTAAGTAACCCGCTTGTTAACGCCTCTGCCGTTTCCTCTGGAGCGACTGGTGCTGACAGCAACCCTTACTTCCGCCGTTTCCTCGTTACAGGAATGAATGTTGAGCACAGCTAATATTAAATAGCTAAACGTTGTCCAAACACCTTAGGACGACACCACTGGGGGTTACTCGAAAGGGTAACCCCCTTTTTTCTTTATAAATAAAAACATGAGTGTTGACAACAACTTATTACCTACAAATGGATTTAAAGTTCTTATTGGTGGAACAACTGAATACCCAAGACTAAATACTTTCGCAATTGGTCTTACCCTCCCTGGGATATCCAATGCGGATGTTTCTACTTCTTATAGAAATGAGCCTGGGTTTACACCATCTGAAACATTAAACTATGATGCGCTTTCAATGCGATTTATGTGTGACGAGAAAATGGAGTTATACGATGAGCTTTATGGTTGGATGAAAGCAAACACCAGAACAACCACACATCAAACTGATGATATTACAATTAACTTGCTGACAAGTCATAACAATATCACACGAGAAATAAGGTGTACAGATGCCTTTCCAACGAGCATCGGATCAGTTGACTTTGATGCTCAAGGTGCTGACATTAGTTTTGCCACTTTTGATGTCAGCTTTAGGTTTGACGAATTCATATTCTTAGATTAAAAGAAAGCTATATATACAGTATAGTTTATGAATATTGAAGACCTTCTGGAGATGTGGGGTGAAGACTCCAAAATTGACGAGCACAATCTTGACGATACAACAATTCGTGGTGCAGCATTACACAGCAAGTATCTTGAGCTTCATTCAGTAGCCAAGTTAAGATTGAAGAAGAAAGAACAGGACCTTTCCATTCTTAAAAAGGACAAATGGTTGTGGTTTAACGGCAAGATGGATAAAGAAGAAATTGATAAGCACGGCTGGGCTTATGATCCATTTAACGGTATGAATAAACCACTTAAAACCGATCTCCAGCAATTCTACGATTCTGATAAAGATATAATGGATGCAAGTATGCAAATTGAATATCAGAAAACTTATGTTGAAGTGTGTAAAGAAATACTTGATAACATTAAGTGGAGACACACCCAGATCAAGAACATAATTGATTGGCGACGATTCCAAAGCGGCACGTAATATGTTTACCGTAGAAAAGATAGATGAATCGGTTATTCGATTAGACAGCGATGACAGTGGCGCACTAATGGATTTGGCTGAGGCGTTTACTTTCTACGTAGACGGGTATAAATTCATGCCCGCATATCGCAACAAAATTTGGGATGGTAAGATTCGTCTTTACGACGCACGCCGGAGAACCCTTCCTTATGGATTGCTTTACAAGTCTTTACAGTTTATATCTGAACGTGGTTATGAAGTTAAACTTGATCCTGATTTAAAGCCAAAAGATGTTCCAGAAAAGGAAGAGCTTTTAGAGTTTGTTAAATCACTTGACATTAGATCTGGGGGTAAAAAGATTGAGCCAAGGGATTATCAAGTTGAAGCATTCATCAGATCCATAACTCAAAGGCGGTCACTTATCATTAGTCCAACAGGCTCAGGAAAAAGTCTTATCATTTATTTAATGATTCGATACTTCTTGGAAAACTACAAGAACAGAGCGCTGATTATTGTTCCAACCACTTCGTTGGTAGAGCAAATGAAAAAGGACTTTGCTGATTATAGTTCTAACGATCCAGAGTTTGACGCAGACGTATTATGTCACCAGATTTATTCAGGTAAAGAAAAGCACAACTTTGAAGCTAACGTTGTTATTACCACTTGGCAAAGTGCTATTAAGTGTGGGAAAGGTTGGTTCAGTCAGTATGGTATGGTGGTAGGGGATGAGGCTCATTTGTTTAAAGCCAAAAGCCTTAATACTATAATGAATAATTTGTCAGGCGCTGGATATAGAATTGGTACAACAGGAACTCTGGATGGAAGCCAGTGTAACGAACTTGTTCTTATCGGAAACTTTGGTCCTATACACAAAGTGATTACTACCAAGAACCTTATTGATAATGACACACTTGCAAATCTTAAGATTCAGTGTATTGTTTTAAAGCACGACGATGTATTGAGAAAGGCCGTGGCTAAGATGAATTATCAGGCGGAGATTGCGACCATTGTTGAACATCCGCTGCGTAACGAATTTATATCAAAGTTAGCATTAACACAAAAGGGAAATACTCTTGTGATATTTAATCTTGTTAAGAAACACGGTAAGCCACTTTATAATATGATAAAAGAAATGGCTGACGATGACAGAAAAATCTTTTATGTTAGTGGAGAAGTGAATGCCACTGAAAGAGAAACCATTCGTGAAATTACCGAGTCTGAAAAAGATGCAATCATTGTTGCTTCTGCCGGAACTTTCAGCACAGGCATTAATATTAAGAACCTTCACAACATTGTATTTGCAGCTCCAACAAAAAGTCAAATCAGAGTGCTGCAAAGTATTGGGAGAGGACTACGAAAGTCAGATGACGGCCAAGGTACTACCATTTACGATATATCCGATAACCTTTCTTGGCGTAAAAGAAAGAACTATACCATGAAACACGCGCAAGAAAGAATTGAGATATATACTAGAGAAGGGTTTAATTACAAAGTTTTTGAAATCACAATGAATATGCCTGATGACACCAAGTGACGATTATCTTGACTATCTTAACAGCGTTGACATTCGTGCCATCACGACAACCGCTGGTCGCTGTATTGTCGGCGAGTATCACGGCAGTGACGAACATGGTTTGTTCCTGCTTAATGGATTTGTATTTGAACCCTTTGGTATTGAACCACTTTATCCTTTCAGCTTTAATGTTCCTTTCCTGATTCTTGACGAACGAATTGAATCAGAGATGGTTGCTGGAATTGCCTTGAAGAAACAGTATTATGATCAGTATACTGACTATAGGATCAAGATGTTCGAGGATGATACCCTTAATTGAACTTTAGTGGTTTTTTAAATCCACATAGGATTATTATATCAAATTCGTTTATGCCTGTAAAGGATAAAATGAAAAAGTTATAAAACAATTATATGTAACTTTTTTATTTACTTTATTCAATTTTTATAGTATAATAGTAGTATGCCAGAGCCAAGTAAGAAGCGTACACGACGGAGAAAGGACTCCGTTGACTACGTTAATAACAAAGAATTCGGAGAAGCCGTGGCGGAGCACGTCCGAGGAGTAAAAGAAGACGAAGCCAAAGGCAAAGAGCCTCGGCCAATTACCGATTATGTTGGTCTGTGTCTTTATAAAATCGCAAACGGTTTATCCCGTAGTCCCAACTTTATTAACTATACCTACAGAGAGGATATGGTTATGGATGCGGTAGAAAACTGCGTTAAGGTTATTAATAACTTTGATATTAACAAACCAACAAGAACCGGAGTACCAAACGCCTTTAGTTACTTTACTCAAATCAGTTACTTTTGTTTCCTTCGCCGAATTGCAAAAGAAAAGCGCCAAACTGAAATCAAGCAAAGGATTATCGACAACACTTCGATTGATGCCTTTGCTGAGTTTGGTACTGATGATATTAATGCTATTGGCGAATCAATTGTTGAAAGAATGCGTCACCGCAATGGAATGTGGGATGAAGAACACTGGATTGATCAAGATGAAGATAAACCCCTACCGAAGAAAAAGAAGCGGGGTCGTCCAGCAAAGAAGGCCGTTACCCATGGTCCTTTAAACGAATTCTTTAAAGAAGATGAGTAAAATAGCTGTAATTACTGACACCCATACCGGTGTCAAGAACGGTAGTGGGATCTTCTTGGATTACGCGGAAAGGTTTTACGATGAAGTATTCTTTCCTTATTGCAAGGAGAATGGTATCACTCAGATCCTTCACCTTGGTGATTACTTTGATCATCGGCGGTTTGCCAATATCAAGGTACTTGCCCGCAACAGAAGTATGTTCATTGATCGCCTTAGAGAAGAAGGTATGACCATGGATTTGATCCCAGGGAACCACGATGTTTTCTACAAAAACACAAATGATTTAAATAGCTTAACAGAAATTCTTAGTCATTACGATGACGTAATTAACCTTCACATGGATCCAACGGTAGTCAGTTATGATGGCTTGGATATTGGTTTACTACCTTGGATCAATGAAGAAAATTATGAAGAGTGTATTGACTTTATCAAAACAGTAAAGGCACCGTTCCTTGGTGGCCACCTTGAGCTTGCAGGATTTGATATGATGAAAGGCGTTCAGTCTTCTAGCCATGGAATGGCATCGGATATCTTTTCCAGATTCGAGTTGGTAATGAGTGGTCACTATCATACGAAAAGCGCAAAGGGAAATATCCATTATCTTGGTACTCCTTATGAGCTTACATGGGCCGACTGCGATGATCCTAAATACTTCCACGTAATTAATACCGAAACACGTGAGCTTACTCCAGTCCGAAATAAGATTACGATTTATAACCGTATGCGGTATGATGATATCAACTCAAGCGATGATGTTGAAGCAGAGCTGGATAAGATCGACTTTGATGCAGTAAGTGGATCATATATCAAAGTGGTTGTGGTTAACAAGAAGAACCCATTTCTTTTTGACAAATACATTGATGAAATTATTGCTAGGAATCCATTTGATTTGAAGATCGTTGAAAACTTTGACGAATACCTTTCTGAAAATGTAGATGAAACCGCGCTTGAATTAACTGACACAATCACCCTTTTAAATACGTATGTGGATTCTGTTCAAACTGACTTGAATCGCGATCGCATTAAAAACAAACTTCAAGAGCTTTACATTGAAGCTCAAACTCTGGATGCACTATGATTAATTTTAAGACAGTGGAATATAAGAACTTTCTTAGTGTGGGATCAAACCCAATTAAGATTGACTTTGCGTCTTCACGTTCAACCTTGATTGTTGGACACAACGGAAGTGGTAAAAGTCTCATGCTTGATGCACTAAGCTTTGCTCTTTTTGGTAAACCCCACCGAGCTATCAACAAGCCTCAACTTGTTAATAGCATCAACGGAAAGAAGTGTGAGGTAACAGTTGAGTTTAGTATCGGTACAAAAGAATACAAGATTGTTCGTGGTATTAAACCTAACATCTTTGAGATCTGGGTTGACGGTGAAATGATTAACCAAGAATCTCATTCACGGGATTATCAAAAGCTACTTGAAACAAATATCTTGAAGCTTAATCACAAAAGCTTTCACCAAGTTGTTGTTCTTGGTAGCTCAAACTTTATTCCGTTTATGCAGCTGCCTACTTACCAAAGACGAGCGGTGATTGAAGATCTACTTGATATTAGTATCTTTTCAAAGATGAATCAGGTCCTAAAAGAATCGAGTGGTAAACTTAAGGATAAGTTAACTGAAGCTGAACATGAACTGGAGCTGGTCAAGTCTAAGGTATCAATGCAAAATAAACACATTGATAAATTGATAAAGATTGGTGAAAGTAATGATGCAAAATACGAAGAGGAATTGAAAGAAGTTGAAGAGCAGATTGATGTATACATTAAAAGTAATCAGCAGCTGCTTGAAGAATATCAGGAAAAGTATCCTGTTGCTAAAGCAAAGGTTGACAAGCTTAATGAATCAATTGCAAGCATCAGCGATAGTGACAAAGGAATTGGAGCAAATATTGCTACAGTTGATAAGGACATCAAGTTTTATACTGATAATCGTTTCTGCCCGACTTGCTCCCAGCGGTTAAGTGAAGCTTTTTGCGAAGAGAAGATCGAGAAAAGTAAAAAGTGGAGAGGTAAACTCGTGGACGGTAAAGCCGCTCTTCAACAGCATCTTACTAAGGCAACCGCCGATCTTAAAGAAAGCCAAGAAGAACTTAATCGTATTCTCCAGCTTAACCATACCTTGACTACCAATCAAAGTTTGATTGCTCAATTTAATAAAAGAGCTGATGAACTTAAAAAGCAAAAAGGTTCAACATCTTCTGATAAAGATTTAACAAAGGCCAGGGCAGAGCTTGAGGATTTAAGAGAATCACGCGAAACGATTGGTAATAACAAGTCAGCCTTGATTGAAGAAAGACATTACAATGAAGTTCTTTCTGAACTGCTGAAAGACACTGGGATTAAGACAAAGATTATTCAGCAGTATCTTCCAGTAATGAACAAGCTGATTAATAACTACCTTCAAGTACTTGACTTCTTTGTTAGCTTTGAGCTTGACGAAAACTTTGCTGAAACAATCAAGTCTCGCCACCGTGATGCCTTTTCCTATTCTTCTTTTTCTGAAGGAGAAAAGCAGCGAATCGACCTTGCACTGCTATTCGCTTGGAGACAGATTGCCAAGATGAAGAACTCTGCGAATACCAACCTTCTCATGCTTGACGAAGTATTTGATGCAAGTCTTGATATTGATGGTATTGACAATCTCCTGAAGATTATGAATACCCTTGATGAAGAAACCCGTGTATTTGTTATCAGCCATAAGCAGGATCTACTTGAAGGAAAGTTCGAGCGAAAGATTGAGTTTGAACGCCGACAGAACTTTACAAACGTGAAATCCATCACCTAGTAAGATTATAACTCCATTGCTATTAATGAGTTACAATTGTGAAATCTGTGAAAATTGGCTCGTTTTGGATTAGTAGGTAAATTATACTGCTTTTGGATATTAACTACCCATTTCTCGTGATTTACTGGAAAATTGGGCCTGAAACCCCCGTATTCTGGGGGAATGTGAAAAAAATTCACTTTTTTAGCATTTTTCCCTGTACATTTTTGCGGAAATGTGGTAGAATATATCTGTAACGGTACTACAATCCCAACCACCCACTATATTATGACACCAGTAAACCCAACACGATTTGTGAATTCCGCCATTTATGATAATATCCTTCATGGGACATTTACTAGGTATTCTGAATTGCCTGACGGCTCGGCATTGCTCGAGGAATTCCGAAAGGAGAGACCAGTTTCCGTATTGGTTTACTCGGAGCGATTCGAGGCTGGAACCGAGGACGCTGCCGACTGCATAAAGGTGGCGAGGAAAAATTCCAAGTCCTACAATATGCTTTTCTGCTAATATCCAACTTTTTATATTATGTTAGATACACTTAATCAGCCACAGCATAACGTTAGCTTTGAGCACCAGCGGCAACTCGCCAAGCTTCTTGCTAAAGAGAACATTCGAGTTCGCCAAGGTAATTATAAAACCGCTTTCTTTGATGTTAAGAAACGAGTCCTTGGCCTTCCTACTTGGAATCTTGATGATAAGTCTGTTTCCGACCTTCTTGTTGGACACGAAGTAGGCCACGCACATTGGACACCAGAAGACGGGATTGCCCAATACCACGACCGCTTTGGAAAAGAAGCTCCTTTTGACATTGCCAATATTGTTGAAGACATTCGCATTGAACGTAAGATCCTTGCTTCATTCCCTGGCTTGGTAAGAGCATTTACAAATGGCTATACCTATCTTCTTAATAACGACTTTTTTAAAATAAGGGACCGAGATATCAATGAACTTAACTTTATTGATCGTCTTAACCTTAAAGGTAAACTGCGACATCTTATTAATGTTCAGTTTGACGAATGGGAAACCGAGATTTATAACAAGTGCTTAAAGGCTGAAACCTACGAAGAGGTACTTGATATTTGCGGAGAGATTATTTCCAAGCTTCCAAAGGAGAAGCCTTCGACACAAGAAGAACCCGAAGAACCGTTCAACCCTGGGAAAGATTCCGGAGAGGATGGCGGAGATGATGATAGTCTAGACACTGACATTCGTGGAAACACACCTGACCCTTCAATGAATGAAGAAGACGGTGATAAAAATGATTCTGTTTCTGACCAAGATCAAAACGAAAATGGTAAAGATGAATCTGATCAAACAGCCGACACTCTTAATAAAGACGAAGAAGCTGAAGAATCATTGGCAGAAAAATCTGTTGGCACTGAAGGTAAGGATGACTATGACTATTCCGAGGCCATCTCAGAAACCCAACGTGCTCTTGACGAAGAACTGGAAAACTCTCAGGAAAAGTCGGACGGAACACTTTATGCCGATGCACCCAGTCTTGAGCAGATAGATAAGTGCATTTCTTCTCTTGACAAGGTTCGAGCCGCAAGGAAACAAAGGCTTTCACTATACAATAGTTTAATGACCGATCCCACCGAAGATGCGGTTTGGACCAATTTTAAGAAAGTATCCAAAAAGAACGTTGCTCTTCTTGTCAGAGAATTCGAGCGTAAAAAATCGGCATACGAATATTCCCGAGCACAGACATCGGCAACAGGATCTATCGATCCAAACAAGCTTCACTCTTACAAATACGATGATCAAATCTTCAAGTCGGTTACAAGGTTGGCCACTTCAAAAGATCATGGAATGGTATTCTTTATTGACTGGAGTGGGAGTATGGCCAGAGTACTTCACGATGTGATTGAGCAAACCCTTCAATTGGCTTTCTTTTGTAAAGCGGTTGGTATACCCTTTACGGTTTACGGTTTTACAACTGGGCGGAAATGGCGAGGTCAAAGTGAAGCCCCAGAAGATCAAGTTGGAGCAATAACGGACATAACAGGAACGCACATCTTTGAACTATTAAACTCAACTATTGGAAAAAGAGAATTTGAAGATACGTGTAAAGAGTTGTTTGTCGGAAATAATAGCAATGGGTGGGGTAATCAATTTCAAAGTGATATGGAGACTATGGGTGGAACCCCGCTCTTTGATACTATTATTTGTGCCGAACAAATTGTAAAGACCTTCCGAGCTCGGCACAAAGTCCAAAAGCTTCATACCATGTTTCTTACCGATGGAGAGTCAAGCGCTTTAAATTATATTACAGATGATGATAATGTCACTAAGGAAAAAGAATTTGATCCCTCAACTCTAGAGAATGGTTTTTATTCTAGGAAGGAATACCTTCGTTGGGGTAATGAATTGATTGGACCTGATGCCTTTCGATCTCGTCACCGGCAGTCAACTTACAGGCAGCTTATACTTAACTTCAAAAAGCTTACGGGTTCTTCCGCGATTTGCTTCTTTCTTGGAGATAACCGAAGTGCCAAGGCGGCTGCT